ACCCTATAATCGGCGAAGAGTACTATGCTTTGGCAGAAAAGTACTATGCCATGACGGGTAAAATAATACCAAGACTAAACATAGGCAGTAAGGATTATCCTGTATGGGCGGTTGATGATAGTAAAGTCGCTAGTGGTCTTATGAATAATCTTAAGAAGCAAGGCGACATGCTTATACCGATGATTGGAGGACCTGAGCAACTTATAACAAACTCTATAGTTTTTGGCAGACTAAAGGGAGCTTTCTTCGACGCTGTTGACAACGGTAAGTTGAAAAAAGATTTAGCAAAAAAGATGAACATTAATCTAAAAGCCGCTACAGGAAAAGATTTAGATATTAGAGACCCAGCATCGTGGGCCGAGCTTGAGACTACCTTTGATGGCCGTGCCATATTGGGTGGTATGATGAAAGGTAAAGCAACTAGATTAGATGGCGACGACCTTAAGGCACTTCGCACCTCAATAAATATACAGCGTAAACTAGACGGATTAAGAGCGCTTACAATGAAACCTCCTACGGTACCTTTAGGCGGTAAAAAAAGTCAAATATTTAAATTTGACGATATGTTAGAAGAAGCAACAGAGTCGTCACTAAGGGGAGCTGATACTTTTTCGGTAGGTCCGACTGTAGTGGTACCAAACAGAAAACTTGACCCAGTTTCAGCTAGTGATATGCACTCTGGCTTTGAATTTCAAATAATGGGAGAAAGATTGCCCGGTTCGGTAAAACAGACTCCATTGGAAATTTCACATCCAGCCTTTATGGAGTTTGTAAAATATAAAGAGAGGACAACAGGGAAGCCTTTTCCATACGGCATGAATGCTAGGTTTGGCATAAAAGAAAATAACAAAGGTGGATTTCCTTCTGGTTTACCCAGCCAAGAAATAACAGAAGAATATTTAAAGTGGTTACAAGTTAGCGGTTACGCTGAAGGCGGAGCTGTAGACGTTGAAGAATATAATAAAGAAAAAATAGACATGCTGGCTGACCAGTTAATTGAGGGTGACAAGAACATACCTGATATGAATTTCCGTGACGAATCTGAAACTCTGCGTCCTTACATCCAAGGAATGGGTTCAGAAAGTTTCTCTAATATTGGTGTTGGTTTACAAAATGACGTCGCTGGAGGAAACCTTATCGCAGGTCTCAACCTGAGCAATATGACATATGGTGAGCGTGAGTACTTGAGGAATGACCTTTTTGCAAAGTACAACATTGACATTGGGGATGTAAACCTTAATGCAGACATTCAAAAGCCGTTAGATGCAGAAGGCGTTTATCTTGGAAGGCTTAATGCCTCAATGCCTCTTGGCAATGGCCAAGCAACGATAAGTGCGCAAGGTGTCAAGACTCCTTATGGTAGTGGGGTTCAAGGATACAACGCTGGTTGGGCGGGAGAAGTAGGACCCGGAACATTAAGCGCAAACGTAAACATCCCCAAGGGTGGAAGCAACTCTGCTCAAGTGCAATATCGAATCCCTTTTGCTGAAGGTGGTTATGTAGAGGATATAGCTAATTTTGCCCTTGGTCCATTTGACGTGGCAGCTGATGTGGTTTCTGGAGTTGTTGCTCCACCAATATCGGCAGCAATATCTGGGGCAGAACAACTGTTTTCAAACAAATACAACACTTTAGCTGAAATGCAAGCGACAAAACAGAAAAGAGATGACGCTCTTAATTACAATGCTAGAACACCAAAAGGCATAGCAATTAATCGTCAGTTCAACGAGGATATGTCGCAGGGGATCGAAGCGTTAGCAAGAACTTATAACAAAAATAAAGATAGCTTAGGTCCGATACCTGACATGGTTGATTTTGGTGTTAATAAATACCAAGAGCTACAACCTGAAACACAATTTGCTTTAGGCAACGCACTAGGAACGGCTGAATTAGCGGCAATGGGTGGTGTTGGTATGGGTATTCGTAGGGGCATAAAACAACGTGCTGATACAAATGCTATAAGGGAAGCAGCAGATAACGTACCGATAGACGATGTCTATTCTAATGTACGCGAGACATTAGAACAGATGGGTGCTCGTCAGCTAATGGTTAAGGATAAGGGTGGCAATTGGGCTAAAGATAATTTGGACTACCAGCTTGAAGACTTAAAAATTGGAAAATCAAAAGCGTTAAGCACATGGGTAGACCAAAAAATCGTACCTTACATTAGAAACGATATGGGTACGGGTAAAAACGATCCATTAATTGCGTCTACGCTTGAAGGTGAAGCATCTTACTTTAATCCATATACTCGCCGTGCGGAAAGAGATATGTATGACGTGCCACAAAATAACGCTGAAATCGCAAGGGAGTATACCCTAGACGCAGAATTCCAAGATCTCCCGTATAACGCAGCTAAGGAAGCTGTAAGGATAGAGCGAGCCGGTGATGATTTAATAGGACTGTACACAGTTGATAGTCTTCTTAATCCTAAAAATTATGATCCTTCAATCCAGAAGCCAACAAATCAGCCTACGGGACCTAATTCATTATTTGAAAAGACTAGACAAGATATTCAATATCAAATGTGGATAGATAATGTACCCGATGAGTTATTGAGGGAGTCTCCATTATCTAGTGAAATTTTTGACGAATATCGCGTAGACCTAGAACTGGAAGATATTACAGATGAAATGGTCAAGCAGAAGCTAATAAAAGACAATCCTTGGCTTGCAAAAGCCGACCCATCGACTAAAATTAATGTATTAGATGACTTTTTTGATGGAACTTCCGTAGTAGGCGATTTACAGCTTAAAAGATTAATGAACGGACTACAAGAGCTAACCGATACAACTAATAACTTTCCGACTAAGTTAGCTCTTACTGATGAACAGTTAAGTAAATTAACTATTGGGCAAGCATCAAAAAGAGTAGGCGAACTTAATATTTACAAAGAGAAAGAGGTTTTAAAGGGCAATCTTAAAAATAAACCTGTACGCTTCAATGACCCAGAATTACAGCTAACTAATTTTAATCAAGACAAAGGGATGAAGTGGGTAGACCTTAATGAAACAGATAGCGCTGCTGGACTAGGAGCTTGCACAGCTATTGGCAAAGCTGGCGGTTGGTGTACGATGGCCAAGCAAGAGGCTCAGGCTTACACTGTCGATGACAAGCAACTCATTGTCGGACTAGATGCGGTTGGGAGACCTCACATACAAATAGGAGCCCAAGTTATACCTGAAGATTTTTTATTCAAAGGCTCTCCTAGCCAGATAAATATAAATCAGATAATGCCCCCCGAGAATAATTATGCTGGCGGTAAAGTTCAAAGTTATATAAAGCGCGACCCAGATTATCAAATTAAAATTGGTAAATCATTGGCATCTTTATTAAACGATATGGATAAAAACAACCAACTTGAGATAGCTGTTGGGGCCACATCCGAATTCCTCCCCGCTTCAATAAAAGGCTTCGACATATACGATACTAAAGCTAACGGATTCGTTAGATCGTTCTTTTTTGATCAAAGAAATCCATCAGAAGCAGACATGGCCAGTGTGAGACAAGGGCTTGATCTTTTTAATGGAGTGGGAACGAGCCCTTATGGAGACGCTAAAGCGCTTGTCATTGACACTAAAAAACTTTTAAAAGGAAACAATAAAAGGTTTTTAACCCACAAGCAATTACAACCTTACATATTAAAAGCATTAGAAAAATTTGCTCCATCAAAATCTGTAGACGGCTTTGCTGAAGGCGGAGCTGTAGAATATGATAAAGAAAAAATAGATATGTTGGCCACAGAGCTTCAAAACTTTGCTGAAGGTGGTATAGTTAACGAAGAATATGATCCAATCCGTATAAACCATAGCGCCAACTTATTATTGCAGGAGATTTAATGTGGCTGAAGAAGTAGAAGTAGAAGTAGAAGAAGTAACAATGGTGGAACTTCCGATAGAAGAACTGGAAGTTGAAGATACCGAAGACGGTGGAGCAATTATTCGTATGGAAAATATTTCTATACGAGAAGGCTCTAGTCACTTTGATAACATTGTAGAAGAGGTTGACCAAAGCCTTTTGACATCATCTATCGCTGACTTAATGACTAAGATAGAGCGCGACAAAGAAGCTCGTCAAAAAAGAGACCAGCAGTACGAAGAGGGTTTAAGAAGAACAGGTCTAGGCGACGATGCTCCGGGCGGAGCGCAGTTTAGCGGGGCCAATAAAGTTGTTCACCCTATGCTAGTTGAAGCCTGTGTTGATTTTTCTGCAAGATTTATTAAAGAAGTATTCCCACCAACTGGCCCAGTAAAAAGTAAAATTATTGGAGAAGCTGATAAGGGTAAAGTAAGCAAAGCTCAACGTAAGACTGAGTTCATGAATTGGCAGACAACTGAACAGATGGTCGAGTTTCGTTCTGAGCTTGAACAGCTTAGTACTCAACTCCCACTAGGTGGCGGTCAGTACATGAAGTTTATGTGGAACTCACGTTTCATGCGACCAACTTCTGAGTTCGTTCCTATTGATGATATCTACCTTCCTTTTTCGGCTACTAACTTTTATACAGCTGAACGTAAAACTCATGTTCAGTATGTTACGCAAATGGAATATGAAAAACGTGTTGAAGCTGGAATGTATTCTGATGTGGACCTACCATCTCCAACAGACCCAGAATATAGTTTAGCTGAAAAGGCTAACGAAAAAATTGAAGGTAAGCAGAACACTTCTTACAATGAAGACGGCCTTAGAACAATATTTGAAATCTACACCTACATGGACTTTGATGACGGTGAAGGTTTAGCTCCTTATATTCTTTCTGTTGATAAATCTTCAGATAAACCTTTATGTCTTTACCGTAACTGGGAAGAAGACGACAAGAAACAAAAAGAACTGCATTGGATTGTAGAGTTCCCGTTCGTACCTTGGCGTGGTGCTTATCCGATTGGTTTAACGCACATGATTGGTGGATT